TCAACTATTTGCAAACTCTCACATACCACCCTCTATAACTACTTAAAATTCGGCAAGTTTAGCAAGAAAACAGCTCATAAAATTAACAGTAAGACTAAAGGCATGGTGATTTTGGATGAAAGTAAGAAATAAATATCACGCGATTCGATGCACGAGCGATGGCATAAAGTTTCCTTCCAAGAAGGAAAGAGATTACTACTTGTCCCTTAAGGAAGCCCAAGAAGAGGACAGATTAGCTTTCTTTCTAAGACAGACCCCTTTCCACCTCCCTGGCAACGTCAAATATGTGATCGATTTCATAGAGTTTTGGAGAACGGAAGACCCAAATGTCACAGAGGTTAAATTTACAGACGTGAAAGGGATTTTGACCCCTGTCTACAAAATCAAAAAGAAGCTGATAGAAGCAACCTTCCCTATAAAAATTAACGAGGTTCATTGATGTATTTTGTACGTTTTTATAACGATCTCCCAGATAAGAAATTCTTCTTTACGAGTAGAAAAGATATTGCCTACTTTCTACTCGAAGAAGTCCCATTAGCAATAAAAGCTGTAAAAAAACAAGTCGAAAAGCATAAACGTATCAGAATTGCCTATGAGCAAACAATAGAACCACTCGTCACCAAGCTACTAACCGAATACTTATCTTCTAAGCAGAAATTAGCGATCGTAGAAGATATCTTAGATTTTGAAAAAGAACATTTCCACGAATATCTATCTAACAAAATGCTACTAGATAGGCTCTCTAAAAGCCTACACGCCCTGTATAAGGACGATCTAGAGCACAGCATAGTAGTGACTCATATAGACGAAAAAGTATTACCTGATTATCAAAACTATTTCATAGGAGAAATGTATGCCCGTACTTAAAATAAAGATTAAGAAAGACGCAGTGACTCACAACTATGACGAGCACCTACCTACCGACTTTAACATATGCGCTCATGATGATAAGTTCCAATCTCTGATAGAAAAAACCGTAGAAAAATCGGGCTTTAAAAACCCTGATACAGTAAGAGTATCTACAAGTTTTGAAGTTTAGCTCCGTGATGGGGAGCTTCACTTTGTCTCCACGCTCTTCGGGAGGCTCTCCATCCATTTTAAAACAGCCCCACATAACACTCTCAGCGAGGATGTATAGTGTATACCCTAAGAGACACAAGAAACGTTGTGTAACGCCTTTACCTAAAAACGAGACACAACATATCTAGTCTTTCTCATGTTCTAAAGCCTCGCTAATCATCTCTAGAATCAATGTATTTCTTGAAATGTTACCAACCCTTGAAGCGCGCTCCTTGTCAAGCGCCTCTACAAGTAAAGCAGGACAACGCAAAGTAAATCTATTTTCTTGGTCTTTCATCTTAACACTCTATTTTAAATCTCTTACGTCTACCAACTTCCCGTCATCATCTTTGACACAGTAAAGCCTGTACTCTCTTCTAAACTCGTAATCTAACTGGTCAAACTTCTTCTAGTTGTTTATCAAAATCTCTCATCTTCTTAGCCTCCTAGAGCTGTTTATTCTACTTCTTCCCATTCTTCTTCTCCAAACTCATCTAAACAAGGGTTCCCCTCTTGGTCTAGCAGCTGTTTAACTTCTACGTCTAGCGATAGAATCTCATCCACCCATCCATTCAGCCATACATCAAAAGGCTTAGTTTTTTCGTAGCTCTCAAGCCCTTGGCAATATAAATCATACTCATCTTCTGCTCTTTCACATGCCTCACACATCAAGCCTTCGCCTGTGGAAACTGAACCAGTAGGCGTAGACATGTAAAAATGCTTGTCATCATCATAAATAGAATTATTTAAAAGCTCTTTAACTTGCAATTTCATCTCTTCCATGCTTCTTTTTTCCATCGTTAGCCTCCTAGAGCTACTTTATTGCTTAATGATACCAATATAGCACTACGTAACATTAACCAAAATACGATAAATTAATTTAATTGCAAGAAACTAAGATTAAAGTTATCCCTATGTAAGAACTTAAAATTTAGAGGACTTATGGCAGAAAAAGAAGGACGACCTTTAAAGAAAATTGATTGGAAAGAAGTTGATAGACTACTAGAAAATGGCTGCTTAGGGACTGAAGTAGCTGCCTGCTTTGGTATGCATCCTAACACTTTTTACAACAGAGTTGAAAAAGAGTGTGGGTGTCGTTTCAGTGACTATCAACAGCAAAAACGCTCAAAGGGTGATTCTGCGCTAAGATCTAAGCAAGTAGAGGTAGCCCTAGCAGGAGACAAAACTATGCTTATATGGCTAGGCAAGCAAAGACTCAAACAACGCGAACCAGAAGCAGCACAGCCTAAAGAAGAGTCTAAGAGCGGTATAAACGAGTACTTAGAACAACAGAAAAAAGCCCTCACATAACACTTTCAGCGAGAATATATGATTGAACCGCTTAGCGATAAACAGCGCATATCTCTTGTCGAGTCTCATGCTCGCCTTAACGTATGGGAAGGAGCTGTTAGGTCTGGTAAGTCCTTTTCAAGCCTTGTACGATGGCTAGAGTACGTTCAAGAAGCTCCTCCAGGTAACCTTGTCATGGTAGGCAGAACGGCTACCACTATCAAACGTAACATAGTAGATGAGATATGTGGCATCGTAGGGGCAGATGCTAAATATTACGTAGGCAAAGGAGAACTTCAGCTCTGGGGTAGACGTATCTATTTGGTAGGCTGTTCCGATGAGAGAGCAGAACAAAAAATACGCGGAGCAACCTTTTCAGGGGCATATGTAGATGAAGCCTCGTTAATACCAGAGAGTTTCTGGACTATGTTGCTTTCTCGTTTATCAGTGCAGGGTGCTAAACTATTTTGTACTACTAACCCTGATAGTCCTTTTCATTGGCTTAAGAGGGACTATTTAGAGCGTAAAGATGAGCTTGATATTGCTCATTGGCAGTTTAAGCTTGATGACAACCCCTCTTTATCTGAAGAGTTCAAGAACAATTTAAAAAAAGAGTATAGAGGTTTATGGTATCAGAGATATATTGAAGGTCTCTGGGTACTAGCAGAAGGAACTATATATGACTTCTTTGATCCATCAATGCAATGTATTGACTACTCACCGTCCAATGCTATCTATCACATCATTGGTGTGGATTATGGGACGACTAATCCCACGGCTTTCACTCTTATTGGTTATAATCCTAACGCTTACCCTAACATCTGGGTAGAAGAAGAATACTACTACGATCCATCTAAGCACATGAGGCAGAAGACTGACACGGAGTTTGCTGAGGATTTAAAGAAATTTATAGGAGATAGGCACGTTTACGGGATCTACGTTGATCCAGCGGCAGCATCGTTTAAGGTTGAGATGTCTAGACAAGGGATTAGGGATGTGTTTGACGCTAACAACGATGTCCTTGATGGCATACGCTTCGTCTCAAATCTATTTGGTAATGGTACGCTCAAAGTATGTAAGAGATGCACGAATCTTATCAAAGAGATAGGCACGTATGTTTGGGACGCACAAGCTGCTCAGAGAGGGTTAGAGAAGCCTGTAAAGAAGAATGATCATTTGAATGACAGTTTACGCTACGGGCTTGTTACACACTTCGGTCCAAAACTTGGTGGTAGTGGAATGAGTCCAGAAGACTATCGCAATCTCAAGCAAGAACACTATGGAACATCGAATACTATCGGTAATCCATCGGTGCCTAATATTTTCCGTTAAGTCTTTCGTTTGCAAAATATTAATTATACACTAAATTAATATTTGACTTTAAACGAGAGGCTATACATGTCAGTATCTATCTATAAAACCCGTGATCACGAATCCTTTTATCAAGACTCAACAGACAAAGATGCTGAGATAAAACGGCGTATGGAAGAGATCTATGCGGAGACGTCGACGATTTCCCAGTCCTTCTGGAACACGGCTTCAATCGATGAGCGGTTTTATGCTGGTGATCAGAGCTTATGGAACGAGATTTATAGTCACATACCGTCCTTTAGGCGGAAGCAATTCAACTTCAACAAGATTAGACGTATTGTCAATATGATCAGCGGATATCAACGCCGTAATCGTAAGTCTACAGTATGCATACCACAAGAAACCAGTGACCAACAAACATGCGACCAGCTCTCAGACATTATGATATGGGCAGATGGTCAAGATGACATGTCACACACCCTCTCTAATGCTTTTGAAGGCGCTCTTGTCACTGGGATGAATTTAATGAGTCTTTGGATGGATTACAACAAAGACCCTCTTAACGGAGACTTAAGGTTAGACAACATTGGGTACAATGGATTCTTAATTGATCCTTTCTTTAAGAAGCAAGATCTAAGCGATTGCAACTATATCTGGACACGCAAATTCCTATCTAAGAAGCAATGTGCTGCTCTTATGCCAGAAAGAGAAAAAGAGATCATTGAAATGCGTCGTACTGACACTAAGGATGGCAAGTTCCAATTTCTTCCTGAGAACTTTAACTTCGCTTCAAAAGATTTGTTAGCATATGACGAGTTCTGGTATTTAGATTACCGTAAAGCTGATGTGCTTATCGATCAAGAGAGTGGACAGCAGCTGGAATGGGAAGGGCCAAAAGAAAACTTAAAATTTTATTTATCACAATTCCCTTCTATTAAGCTTGTCAAGATGAAAAAGCAAACCTGTAGGTTATGTGTTCGTGTTAACGACAAGGTTATGTTTGATGGACCTAATCCCTATAAGATAGACAAATATCCTTTTGTGCCTGTGATGGCGTATTACACACCAGACTTACCTTATTTCGAGTGGAGGATACAAGGAGTTGTCAGAGGGCTTAGAGACGCTCAGTTCCTATATAACAGACGACAGCAGATACAGTTAGATATCTTAGAGAGCCAAGTTAACAGTGGCGTTAAGGTTATGGAAGGCTCGTTGGTTGATGATCGAGACGCTTTCAAGACTGGGCAAGGACAGGCTATGTTCATCAAGAAGGACGCTCCCGCTGGTCTTGATTCTGTGCAGCAGTTCCAAGCTCCGCAGATACCCCCAGGTATGTTTCAGATGGCTGAGGTATTATCTAAAGATCTTATGGAGATTTCAGGTGTTAACGAGGAGCTTTTAGGCAGTGCAGATGATGATAAGTCTGGGATTCTTTCTATGTTAAGGCAAGGGGCTGGACTTACTACCCTACAAACATTATTTGATAATCTAGATTTATCACAGAAACTGCTGGGTCAATTACAGATAGATCTCATACAAAAGAACTTCAGTCCTGGGAAAATCAAGAGAATCATAAATGAAGAGCCTAGCGAGAAATTTTACACTAAGGCATTTGAGAAATACGACTGTCAGGTTACCGAAGGGTTGAACACTGCTAATCAGCGTATGCTAGCCTTCCAACAGGCTCTCCACCTTAAAGAGCTTGGGGTTCCTGTTCCTACTACATTCTTGCTTGAGATGTCTAATATGCAGCGTAAGACAGAGCTTATTGAGCAAATTACGCAGCAAGAGCAGCAAGCGCAGCAACAGCAGCAAATGCAACAACAAGTAGAAATGGCAGAACTGCAAGCTAGAACTAATCTTGCTAATGCTAGAGCAAGTGCGGATCAAGGATTGGCTGTTGAGCGTATAAGCCGTGTAGACGAGAACGAGGCGCTAGCGATCGAAAGAAGAGCGCAAGCCTCTCTAAATGAGATTAAAGCAGTTAAAGAGCTTGAGACAATGGACATAGGTCAAATACAAGCTTTGTTAGACATCATTGAAAAATAAAGGAAAACAGGATGTTTCTGAAGAAAGCCTTTCAGGCGGTCAAGGACAGTTGGGGTCAAATCCTTCTTTGCCTCAAGGGAACCCTATGGGAAATGGAATATAGTTTAGGTAAATTTATGAAAAGAAAAAGTCCTTAAAAAGGCTATTAGTCACTTGAAAAAAGGCAAAAGCCAAAAAGTAGATAAGAAATGATATCCGTAGGCAGTACTATTATTGTGGATGAGGAGCGAGTCTATATAGGATATAACAAAGTTCCGTGTAATAAGAATGGTTGGGCGGACCCTTTGGAGTATCTCCCTAGGACTTTTGATTTAGTTCACTTGTTAACAGATCGAAATAAGAATGTACCTGGTTGGTGGAGTGGTGACGCGTGGATGAGTCACCGTCTTAAACAAAAAGATAAGGTAGTAGGATGGAGAAAGAGCGAAGACTTGTAAAAAAGGCATTATTTTTTGCTGCTTTTCTGATGTTAACCTTTTTTGGTTTTGTCACTAGATGCACTAATGATGATATTTATGAGGAGACCCTTGAGAACTGGGATAAATATTACGAAGAAGCTAATCCCTCACGGGAGATAGAAGAGGACAAGCACGTCCCAGTGTACACAAAAGAGGTTGTATACACTGAATGTTGAAACAACAAACACAAGGAGACGAGAGGTTATGAGAAAGAACCGAGAGTCAGGAAAGTCTTTTAAGGCTGAAGAGAACCATAAGACTGTACAGAAAGTAAAAACAAATCATGAATCTAGATATAATGGACCTTTAGCGAAAGAGTCTAAAATTGAAGTAAAGTATAAGACTGGAAACTTCAAAGATTCTAGATATTAATTCTTTACTTACCGTACAGTTAAAATTTTATTGATAACTGTGCGGTTTTTTTATGTCCAAAAAGAAAACATTTGGGTCTTTGTTATTAGAAACTAATGAAGAGCACCAGAAGAATTTTGATGCTGAGGCTGGAGAAGTAGTCAACGCTTTTGGCCCTAAGTACATGACTGAACTCAATGATGCTGCTGAGAAGCATTCCTATCTTAAAGAAGTATTTTACATTCAAATATTATCCAAACACATCCCCTTGATGCCAAACAGAGGGATGCAGCTAACATTCTTTGTAAGGCGTTCTAAACCTCTAATGGAGCCTAATGAGGATGTATGGTCAGTAACGCCAGTATCGGGCAAGCTAGAGCTTCTATGGTCGTTACCGCATCGTCACGAGATGGGTAATATACTAAGAAATTCTGATCAGATGTGTCCAAAATTAGTTAATGATATAGATAAATATTTAAAATCTGTCGGAGTTAAGCTAAAAAAAATTTAACTTATCTATCAAGTTTAAATGTTAACCACTTGCAAATAAAATCTTTAATCATATCTAATGCTAAATATTCAATCGCTCAGCCAGCGTTATGGCTAGTACACGCGTAACCAGGTGTCGCATACCTAAAGGAAGATGAATGTCTGAAGAGCAGATACAAGACGTAAAAGAAGAGACTCCCGTCACACCTCAAGAAGCCGAAAACATTCAAAAGCCTGATGAGGCTCAAGAAGTTCAACAAGAAGAGCCAAAGGAAGATTCGAAAGAATACAACTTTTCTCGCCTTAGAGAACAGAAAGAGCAGTTAGAACGACAGAATCAAGAACTTAGAAACGCGGTAGAAGGGATAAACCAGTCTCTTAAAGCTAAAGAAGAGCCCGAAGCTGAGGAACCTGACGTGTTAGCGTCACTGGCCAAAGATGATATTATCACGGTCGAACAAGCTCAAGCAGTGGCCCAAAGAACAGCTCAAAAGGCTGTTAAAGAAGCTTTAGCAGCTCAAGAGAAACAGTCTCTCCCCGAACGCACGCGTCAAAAGCTCCCTGATTTCGATGAAGTTCTAACAGAAAGCAACATAAAGGAATTTGAAAAAACAAATCCTGTACTAGCTGCTGCTTGTTCTAACGCTAATAATCCATGGCAAGCCGCATATGAAGCGATAAAGATGAGTCCTGGGTATCAAAACAGGAACATAAAGAAGCAGATGGAGAAAGACTCTAAGAAGATAGATGAAAATATCTCAAAGCCTGTCTCCTCTAACTCTTTAGGTAAATCTGGAGCTTTAGCAAATGCGACTGCTTATGGTGAGTTAAGTAAAGGTGAACTTTACAGTGAGATGATGAGTGCTGCTAGACAGGTTTAAAACTGGATAGCATATGTCAACAACAACCACGATACTGCCTCCGCCGGTAAACTTTTAATGGGCCGGCGTTAAACTTAGGGTAATTACATGGGAAGCCTAAACATAAATGACACATACTGTTATACTAGATACGGTACAACAAAGGGGTCTTTATGCATGGTAACCAGAGGCAAACGGATTGGGCTTATATAGCAGGAGTTATGGATTCAGATGGGTGCTTTATGATAACTAGACATAAAAGAAAATATAAGGGTAAAGAAATAAGCCCCTGTTTTCTCCCTTGTACTAAAATATCACAAGTAGAACCAGAAACAGTTGAATACATAACAAATGAGTTAGGACTAGGATCCTATAAGCTTGATCGCGCACGAATTAGGCAGTATGAAAATGGACAAAGATTTGGTAGTCGGCCAATGTATGATTGGTTTATAAGAGACAGAAAAGTTTTAATTCCATTTTTAGAAAATACTATTCCTTATCTAAAAATAAAGAAAGATAGAGCTAAGCATCTTGTTTCTTATTGCAGAACAATTCAGGGTAATCCTGGAAGAGGAAAAATACCTAAAGAAGTGCTGGATTACAGGGAAGAGGCGTATTTAAAAATGCGCAAGTTCAACTGTAATAAAGTAGCCGCAACGACTAACTCCCCGAGCACCGAGAGGTGAAGTGATAGTCTGAACTCATAGGAAACTATGAGAGGGAAATCCGAAGAGGTTTCCCCGCCAGAAATGGTTAGTAGGTTTTGAAAACGGCCGAAAGTAACAGAGAGTCAACAAAAGTTTTCAGCAAAACTTTTGTCAACCCCGCAGGCAAGGTTGATTTACAAAGCTTTTGCGGTTCCTAAAGTTTTAGACGAGCATTCTGGAGATATTCTTCGTATGCGTCGTTTCTCACGTTTAGAAACAGCACCTGTACCTGTAAATCCTTCAATGCTAAACCCACCATCACAACAACTAACAGCTGTAGATATCGATGCAAAAATCGATTGGTACGCAACTTACGTTATCATAACTAAACAGGTAACCTTGATAAATCAAGACCCTGTTTTGAATGAAGCGGCAGCGCGTCTTGGCCAATCTCTTCGTGAAACCGAAGATCAATTGGTTCGTGACATGCTAACAGCGACAGCATCGTTTGTGAATTGTGTGGGTGGAACTAATGCCGATAATCCTACTGAGATCGTTAGATCAGATGCAGACGGCATTGTTGCAGCATTACAAAACAACAACGCCGAGTTTGTCGGCAACATGATAGAAGGCGAAGACAAGTTTGGTACTGGTCCTGTCCGCGATGCATACTTTGGTATGTGTCATACAGACATGATTGGCCAACTTGAAAATGTTGGTGGATTCATCAACAAAGCCCAGTATCCATCTCAAATGAATACTATGGTTAGTGAATGGGGATCAATCGGAAATATTCGATTCCTTCTATCGTCTAGAGGTTCTATTACCAGCAATGCATCTCTATTGGGTGCTGATGTTTATAACATATCCATCACTGGTCAAGAAGCTTACACATGTATCGATCTTAATGGTGCGACCGCCAAGTTCATCTACCATCCTCCGGGCTGGGGTGATGATCCTTGCGAATTGAGACAGACAGCAGGCTATCGCTTCGCTCAAGTCCCACGTATCACTAACGATGCATGGATTATTAATTTACGTTGCACACAAGGTTAAGGAGGAAATATGAGTACACCAATGTCTTTAATTGCCTCTGGAACTTTTGTGTCCAATGGCAAACCAAGAACAATCGAATTACCAAAAGCACCAAATTATTTTATATTAAGGAATAGATCTAGATGGGGAACTTCTCCAGGTAGTGGTACTCCTCTTATTATAGAATCTTTTTGGTATACTGGGTTTTCTGATTTAGAATGTAAGAACTTATATGAAGATAACGCAGCTGCGGTTACAGCTGGAAGTACTACTACTGCTGGTTTCAAACTAGTTGATCTTAGTAATCAAACAGTTGGAGCTCCAGTAGCTATTACAGCTATTACAGCGGCAACAGCTGCTGTGGCATCTACTGCTACTACACCTGCAGAAACCGATATTGTCCGTGTTTACGGAACAACCGGTATGTTGCAGATTGGTGGCATGGATTTCACTGTAGGAACTGTTGTAGATGGCGTTTCTTTTGAACTAGCGTATATGGCTGCTGCTGGATTTGCTGCTGCTGCTACTGCTGGTACTTACAGAGTAATTCCTAGACAATATTATCAACCAACAAACTATTACATTACTGGCATTTCTCAAGCTGCTAGTGCGGTTATCACAGTATCTGTGGCTCACAACTATTTAGTGGGTGACAAGATTCGTGTGGCTGTACCAACAGCATTTGGCATGACAGAAATAAATGGTCTTTTAGCAACTGTTACTGCAGTTGGTACAAGCACCATTACTGTTGATGTTGATTCTACAGGCTTTACTGCATTTGCATTCCCAACATCTGCTGTTGCTGGCGCAGGGGTAACATTCCCTCACGTCACACCAGTTGGAGAAGTATCTTCTAAGCTTACTTCTGCAATGGATAACACAGGATATTACGGCATGTATTGTGGACTGAATACTGTAGGAGCTAACTCCCAGACAATGGACTGGTTGGCTTTTTCTAGAGATTACACGTTTTAACATGTGGGAGGGGGGCTTATGCCCCCTTCTTTAATTTAAGAGGACTTATGAGCTTTGTAAAAGATATTAGTGTTGGAGTGAAAGTAAAGAGGCAAGGGGAAGAGCTGAAGAAAGCAAAAGAACTTTGCGAAAATGCTAGAAAAGAAGATGCTAAACTAGTTAAAGGAATTTTTAAAAACCTAGAGGCTCCAGGGGGAGATCTAGAGTTTACGTATAGGGGACATAGAGGCGAGCCCATTAGAGTATATCATCTCCAAGATGGTGAGACTTATGAAATTCCTATAGGAGTGGCTAAACATATAAACATCAATACGCGGGTGCCGGTGCATCAGTATTTAACGGATGTTGATGGCAGGCCGATAACAACACCGGGAAGTTTTAGACAGAGATATCAATTCTTGTCTCCCGAGTACATGTAGAGGTTAGAAAATGGCTGTTACTGGGGCATTGGATCAAATAAGATTAAAGATACGTAGGATAACTGGGCGTCCTTCTTCTTCTCAGATCACTAATGATGAGATTGACGATTATGTAAATAGTTTCTATGCATATGATCTTCCTGAGCATTTAAGGTTTTTAAACTTAAAAGAAGATTATGCTATTACGTTAGAACCTGGTGTAGATAAATATGATTTTGATTTAAATAGCTACGTATCTATCCAGCCTTCTGCTTATGAAGCTGGTTATCAGATTCAATTCTTCCAGGATAAGCAAACTTTCTATGAATTTTATACTCAATTGCAAATGCCACAAATACTTGCTACTGGAGACGGTACTACAGGTCCTTATAGCGGTTCTATTTCCGCTACGCCTATCATACCTGAGTCTGTCTTCATTAGCACTGTAGACAGCAGCGGCGCGGCATTAAGTTGTACTGATGATGGTTCTGGAGTGTTAACTGGAGATGCTACTGGAACTATAGATTATGAGACTGGAGCGGTAGCGGCCCTTGCTTGGTCTAACACCATCACTGCGAGTGAAGATATCAATGTCCAATCTGTCCAGTATGCTGCTGCTCGCCCTACTGGAGTATTGTTATATGAAAATGAGTTTACGTTTAGACCAATACCCGACAAGGGGTATCAATTTACTATCACAGCACATGCTAATCCTACTGTACTTATTAATGCTTCAGATGAGCCTTTGATTAGAGAGTGGTGGGAGCTTATAGCAATGGGTGCAGCTCTTAAGATATTTGCGGATAACATGGATATGGAGAGCTATTCTAAATTAGATGTTTTATTTGATAAACACTTAAGGCTTGCTGAGAGAAGGACTTTAAAGCAACTGTCTACTCAGAGAGCTAACACAATTTATTCACAATATGACCAGTTCCCTTTTTCTGGCCAATATCCTTTCGCTTAGGAGTTAAGATGAGCTATGTTCCGACAATACCAAAAGATACTGACCAGCCTACGTTATCACAAGGCCAGATGTTAACAAACTTTGGTCAACTCAATACTCTTTTTGATATAGATCACGTTACATTTGATGATGCTACGGTGGCCGATAGAGGTGAGCATAATAAAATTACATTCAATGATGTTCTGGGTGCTGATCCCGGAGTGGTTGATCCTAAATGTAAGTTGTACACTAAAAATGATGCTGCGACAAAAAGGCAGTTATTTTTTCAGAACCCTGATCTTATTAGTCAATTAACGAACCTTACTGTTGTGACTGTTGGTACTAACTATGGGGTTACGACTCCATGGGGACTAATTATAAATTGGGGATCTACCATTATAGCTGGTGGTTCTGCTGATAGTACTCTTACTAGCTTTGCGTTGCATTTCCCGCAGCGGGACAGAGCATGACTATAAGCCAGTTTAACAGTACAGCTATCGAATAGAGTACTCTTTTCATACTTCTCATATCGAGTTAAAGAGTGCACTACTGGCGCTTTACGGTTATTATTTGCTTAGTATCAGATGCATATCAGAGTTCTGATACTCCTCGAACTGGTTAAAAAAAGTAAAGCTTTCTTTACTGAGATGCCTCCTAACTAGAAAGCA